TGCATTGACTTAGTAGGTATGTGTTACACATCGTTAGGGCAAAAGCCTGACAAAGAACAAATGAAAGTTATGGCGCAATTACTATACAATGACTTAATTACTTACCACACTAATCTACCGATAGATGAGATTAAGTTTGCATTTGAAAAAGGTTTAAGAGATGCTGAACAAGGTACAAGTGCTTTTATTAATGTGCGTACTTGGTCTGTATGGATTAATGACTACAAGCAAAGAGCCATAAAAAAACGAAGTCAAGGTAGGCTAACAGAATACCAGCAGCATCAACAAAGTCAAAAGGCAATAGCTATGACTATTAACAAAGCAAAACGATTAAAATGAGAGAGATATATTTAATAGCCTTAATACTAGGTATAGCATATACAGGACTTACATTATACTTTCAATGGCGAACTGATAAACAATATGATGAATGGCTAAAAAGACAAAGACACACGCACAACTCAAAAAAGAATTAGACAAACACTTTAGCCAATACATTAGGTGGGCTTACGCTGATGATAATGGAATGGTAGAGTGTTATACTTGTGGTGTAGTCAAGCACGTCAAAGAGATGCACAACGGACACTTCCAAAGTCGTAAGCATACTAGCACAAGATGGCACGAACATAACTGCCGACCACAATGTCCTAAGTGCAACCTATATAGTGAGGGTGAAAAATGGATTTATGGCAACAAGTTAGTAGCTGAATTAGGCAGAGATGCAGTAGATGAAATAGTAGCACTTAGCCACAAATCTGTTAAATACTCAAAGACTGACTTAGAATATCTGATAGAAATATACAAACAGAAAGTAAAAGATTTATTATGAAAACAGTAAACTCATTAAGTGGTGGTAAAACATCAAGTTACATAGCAGCACACTATCCTGCTGATGCTAATGTATTTGCACTAGTTAGAACAGACGACAAAGATTGTCTATTCCCAGACAAAAAAATAAGACAAGTAGTAAGTGACAAGATAGGCAAAGAATTTATAGGTACTTTAGAGCAAGATACTATAATATATACTATGCTAGATTTAGAGCAATACATAGGACAAAAGATAGATTGGATAAGTGGCAAAACATTTGATGAGGTAATAAAAAGAGGCGATAAAGTTTATTTACCTAATAAAGTACAAAGATTTTGTACTATAGAAATGAAAATAAACCCTATATTTTATTGGTGGGCAGAAAAATTTAACATAGAGCCTGTAGAGATGCGTATAGGCTTTAGAGCAAACGAACAACGCAGAGCCAAAGCTATGCTAGAAAGATGTACAAACGGCATTCAATATATGAAAGGTACTTGGGAAAAATCTAAGAATGGTAGAAACAAATGGGAAACAATACCTTACAGAGTTCCTACATTTCCATTAATTAAAGATGCTATATTTAAAGATAACATAGAGCAATATTGGATAGATAAGCCTGTAAGATTTGCCTATGCTAATAATTGTGTTGGTTGCTTTCATAGAAATACTATTATGTTAAAACATATGAGCAATAAAGAAGAAAAAAAATTTGATTGGTTTATTAAACAGGAAGAAAAAACATACAATAGTAATAAGGCTAGATTTAAAAGTGAAATAAAATATAAAGACATAAAAAATAGTTTTAATCAAATTCAACTATTTGATGATGATTTTACTGATTGTGATAGTGGTTACTGTGGTTTATAACTTAGTTAATAACTATTTATCAACACCTAGAAACTTATATATACTTTTTCGTATAATGCTATGTGATTGATAATGAACTATTTACACAATTAAAAGATACTGCTGCTAACTTCATACCAGCAAAGCACTTAGACGATGTTACCCAAGAGGTATTTATGTATCTATACGAAGATGCAGAAAAGCTAGAACAACTTATTACAGATAAAAAGATTAAGTGGTACTTCATAAGACTATGCAAGAATAACTACTACTCTAAGACTTCTAAGTACTACTACAAATACAATAGACCTTACAAAGATGTTACCTTTAATGATGACCTTGTTAAAGCAGTACATATACTAATTCCTGATGATTTATATTTTATACAGGATAGTGATATGATTAATGATATACTGTCTGAATTGTATTGGTATGATAGAGAACTATTTAGATTGTATGTACTTGGTGATAATGATGGTAGAAAATATACCTATACTAGCCTTAGTAAAAAGACTAAGATAAGCAGAATGAATATATACATAACTATTAAAAAGGTTAAGGAGTATATAAAAGAAAGACTAAAAGAAAAGCGTAATGATTTATGATGATTTACAAAGGTTAGTAGGCTATGGTTTGAGCATCATAGAGTGTTATGATGAATTAGGGCAACTAGAATACATTATTAACTTAGAAGAAATGACCTTTGATGATGTAGATATAGTACTGTCTGACGAACACGCACCAATAGGAATTATTAAACTTTATAGATATGGACAACAGAAAGAAAATGGACACTCCAAACTTGATGGTAAAGACCTATAACTATCTGAAAGCAGTAAGCAAGAGAGTACTAGGTGGTTTTGAGAATGTAGATGTAACAACATATTATGACAGAACATATATCTGCTCACGATGCCCACACCTTACACCTGATGTAGAGTGTAGTTTATGTGGTTGCCCAATAGAAACTAAAGCAAGTTGGAAATCAGAGAAATGCCCAAAGGGAAAATGGAAAAACCTATAACAGAAGAACAGAAGCAGCGCATACTAAAAGTATGGGAACTATGCAAGACAGGAGTAGCACAAAACAGAGAAGCTAAAGCAGAACTGATTACGCTATATAATGAGATACATAGAACGAGATATAAGACAACATCTAATTGCAGTAGTTGTATAGCTACTTGCTACAACGGAATTAAAAAGATAGTAGATACATTATGAACACACCAAATTATTACAAAGGAACTTATTACAAAATGGAAGCGCACGAAGTTATCGAGGACTTTTGTGGCAACAACTACAACTTAGGGGTAGCACTAGCCTACTTAATGAGAGCTGGTAAAAAAGAAGATAACGATATATCTAAAGACATACAAAAGGCAATAGACCACCTCAACTTTGAACTTAAAAGGCAAAAGCATTTAAACGAAGAACAAAGTGAGTTAGATAGGATAAACAATAAATTATTTACATACAATGGAACGAGTACCTATTAATAGCATACGCAATAATCCTATTAACCCTAGACTTGTCAATACTGCTAAGTTTGAAAAGCTAAAGAAGTCAATACAAGACTTTCCGCAAATGCTGGAGTTAAGACCTATTGTAGTAGATGACAAAGGGTATATACTTGGTGGTAATATGCGATACAAAGCATTAGTAGATTTAGGACATACAGAAGTAAACATAATAAGAGCAGACAAACTAACAGAGAAACAAAAGCAAGAGTTTATAATAAAAGATAACTTAGGCTTTGGCGATTGGGATTGGGATATACTAGCTAATGAATGGGATAGTGTAGAACTTGAAGATTGGGGATTAGATGTATGGCAAAACGAAGATGATATTATTAATAGCTTTGATGAAGAAAATGAAGAACAACCAAAGGACAAAATAGTATGCGCCTTATGTGGCAAGTAAACAACAAAATCCAACACTATGCAAGATAGAACAGAGAAACATAAAATAGCTATGCTAGAGGCATTAGAAAAGACATTAGGAGTAGTAACATCTGCTTGTAAGATAGTAGGTATAGATAGAACTACACACTACCAATGGCTAAAAGATGATGAGGCATACCATAAAGCAGTTAAGAGCATTGATGATGTAGCTATTGACTTTGCTGAAAGCCAACTACACAAACAGATAGGTAAGGGTAGAACACAAGCTACTATATTCTACCTAAAGACTAAAGGCAAGAAAAGAGGTTATGTAGAGAAACAAGAGTTAGATATATCGGGAGAGTTTAAGCCTATTACAATAACTCTAATGCGAGATGATGAAAGCGAAACTAACGGATAAACAATGGTTAGCGATTGACTACCTAACAGACAAGACCACAACAGAAGTACTGTATGGTGGTGCTGCTGGTGGTGGTAAGAGTTTCTTAGGGTGTGCTTGGATAATATGGCTATGCACTTCTTACGATGGTATAAGATGTATGATAGGTCGTAGTAAGCTAGATAGTCTTAAAAAGACAACACTAAACACTTTCTTTGATGTATGTAGTCAATGGGGTATAGAAGCCAACACACATTACAAATACAACGCATCAAGTAATATCATTACGTTTTACAATGGTTCAGAGGTTATACTAAAAGACTTATTCCAATACCCATCAGATAGGAACTTTGATAGTCTAGGTTCATTAGAACTTACTGCTGCATTTATAGATGAGTGTAACCAAATAACAGAGAAAGCTAAACAGATAGTGAGCAGTAGGATAAGATACAAGCTAGACCAATACAATATAATACCAAAGGTGCTTATGACTTGCAACCCTAGTAAAGAATGGGTATATAGTACGTTCTACAAACCACACAAAGAGAATAGGCTACCTGAATATCGGAAGTTCATACAATCGTTAGTAACCGATAATAGGCATATATCTAAGCATTACAAAGACCAGCTAGAGAAACTAGACCATATCAGTAAGC